TCCGCAATGATTATCAATTCAAAATCCTGAAATGTTTGTGATAAAACAGAATTAACAGCCCTCAACAATTTCGTTTCCTTGTTTCTTGCTGAATTAGGATATTCGGAAATTAAAGATTGCATTATTACCGTGAACTTCATACAGATTTTAATATTTTCTTTTTATCTTTTAACTCCTGCTGTTTGCTTATCTTTGGCAACTGCGTTCCCTCATCACCATCAGCAACCGGATAACCTCTTCTTTTTGCCGCCTCTTTCGTAATCCACATAAGTTCGTGTCGGCATTGATAACCGCCCTTTTGAACTATGAACTTTATGCCCGGTATTTTTCCACTCCATTCCATGTTGTCAAACTGTTCTGCATCTTTTCGGCTAAATACTTTTGATAGTTTGCTTTCAAAATCTTTATCCACTCCCTTATCATGTCCGCCAACACAAAACGGTCTTGAGGTCTTTATCTTTGTGCCTCCATAAACAAAATAGTTAAGTCCTAACTGATCGGCAAAAAAGTTATCCTGCTGCTGGGACTGTGCAAAAAAAGCATCGTGAGCAAAACCCTTAACATAACGCTCATACGCTCCATTTACGCCCTCTTTTCCTGTAATGGCATCCTTCATACTGTTAACGAAAGTCTTGTAGTCTGTTTGCTGTTCAATGGATTTCCTGACAAGGTTTGATAGTTCGCCTTTTAACTCTTCACTAACAGCCAACTTATTAAGAAAACCATCTTTTACAAGTGTGCCATCAGTATTCACCCCAGCAATCCTTACAATGTTTTGTATCTTATCTTCAATATTTGCTATGGTTTGTTGACTTGACATCTTACGGAAGTAATCAGAAGTGTAGCCGGTTGTTTTTATCATATTTTCGCCCAGCCGCTTAAAAACACTATCGGCAAAGTTTTTTTTAAAGAGTTCCATTTCCTTGCCGAAATTGTCTAAAATTTGAATGTTTTTTGCTGATTGAAGTATTATACCATTCTCTGTTTGAAGTTCCGCTATAACTCCTGTAATTAAGAAATTCAGCAACTCTTTTTGTAGTCGCTCTATATCGGTATCGAATAACGTCAAAGACTGGTCTATGAAGTCCAGTTTCTTTGCGTATTGTTTTCTTAATTGCTCAACTGTTAATTCTTTCGGCATTATTCAGCGTTTTCCGTATCAACTAAATATGGCTGTGTCGGCGTTGGTTCGTAGGCTTCAACAAATTTATCAATCTCGGATTCAAACAGTTCTTTTTGCCTTTGGAAATTAAGCTCCAAAAACTTCGGATCGTTACACGCCAACTCTTTTAAAATATCGTTACCAAGCATATATTTTAACCTCATACGGTCATTTGTCTTTAACTGCGACAAAGTAAGCATAACCATTTCTTTGGTCTTGCCTGAAAATGGTATTAACCGTCTTTGCAGGTCGTAAAGTATCTCATCGCCACCCATTGCCCTGACTAATTCTTTGTTGATTAATCCTATTACTTCATCATTTGCTCCGGCTGTCTGTGCCGTTTGTAGCATAGCCAATAATTCAGTTTTATTCAGTAATTTAAAGTCCTTGCCTACCTTTGCAATAACGTCAATTTCTCGGTCTATAATATCGGAAATAATATACAAACCTTCTTCTTTAACCATTGCATAATTAACAGCATAAAGGTATAAAGTGTCGTAAAGGTTTTCAGTTTCCAAAATCTTTGCAGTTGCCGTGTCCGCGATTTCTGAACGTGTGAAAATATCCGTATTGAAAATAGCTTTGCGGAAATAATCGGTCATTTCCTTTATATAATCCCTTTGTAAGTTTGCTATTTCTACGGGTATCTGAATATATTTAACTATGTTGTCAAGTGAAACAATATCCTGCGGGCTGTCGGGTAACGGCAAATAGATAAACTCTAATCCGCCACGCGTTACGTCAATTATTCCTGTACCATCACACGTTGAGCAACAATGACCGTCAACCTTATAAACCCCATCTGTATCAATACTACAACCATCAGCGGTACACTTTCTCACATACTGAATCTTCTGCATATGAGCGTGCCGTGCCATCGTTATATCCAACTCTGAATTTGTCTTTAAAATCTTTTCAAGAAATGGTATTCCATAATGGTATTGATTTACAAAGCATTTACCGTTATTTTCGTCATCTGTCAGGTACCCCACCTGTGTCGCCGGTGTTTGCTCTAAATTATACGGCTGTGGAATAAGTAATTGATATGTGTTTTCGCCTATGTTTACAAGGCTTTCATTATCGAAGACGTTAACGATACCCTCTTTATTGATTGCCTGTTCAATGTAAGTACACGCACCTTCTGCGGTGTAAATGGTATATTTATTAAGTATCTCTTTATCGGTTTGCTCTTTTAACTCATCCGGTACTTCAACACACTGCCAATCTACCAAGTAAAGTAGGTCGGAGTTTTTATATTCGTAGTCAATAGCGTTCTCGCTGTACACCTCATAAGGATATGGCTGTGCCAGGCGTTTGCCATCCGTGCCGTTGAACTCGTAAACTATGAACGAATTAGGATCAATTTCACAAAGTTTCGGAAGTCTGTTTGCTAAATACTGGTCAAATCCATAACGCCCGAAGTAGTCAAGCACGTGGTTAAATTCTGCCGGATCCTTAGCCATCCATTCCACTTTTACGGCTTCCGTTCTCGGAACACGGTTAAATACAGACATCGAACTGTTGACAATACTTTTGCAGATGTTTACTGTTATTTCCTTTCTCAACTCAAAAGCCTGTTCCGTTTCCGTTGCCGTAAAGCGGTGCAACTTCTCATCAATGCCCTCTCCCAATGAATACGCCTTATACTCTTGCGAAAGTTCACAGCATCTATCATATAACGGATGTCGCTTGTTTTCTTGTATTATTTTGTAAAGTAACTCTATTGCCTGTGATTGTGTTACGATATTTTCTGCCATTAATTATTATTTTCGGGGTGTGCGAAATAATCAAGTATCAAAGCGAAGTATAAAATAACTTGCAGGTCATCCTCCGATATTTGATAATATTTCATAAGTTCACAAATATACTATTTTTTTTTGAGAAAATGCAAATTTATTTTTATTTGTAAAATCCTGTTATACAAAACATTTGTTAATTTAACTATATTTTACAAGCTTCACATCCGAAAATAAGCATAAAACAAAAAACGGCGGTCAAATAAAGTTCAGTTTATATCCGCTCCTTATCTTTGGAATTATTCCGTAACGCATAGCATCGACGAAGTCATCCTGAAACTTGTTCGGCTCATTCAAAATTAACCCATTCTTATCTGTTTTCCAACTGTATGATCGCATTTCTTTAATACCGTTCAGACTGTCTTTTGTAACGTATAAATCAAACTCTTTAATCATATTTATTTCATCAACAACGTGCTTTGCACCAACACCTTTCACATTCCAACCCATCCGGTAAAGTTCCTCTATGCTGTCCGGTCTGGCTGAATCACAAAACACCTCATCAGATCGCTTTCTTATTCCTGCGTTGGCCAACTCCTTTGATATGTCGCTGTTAAGCATTTCGGATTTATAGCATAGTTCCTGAACGTACAATTTCCTGTTCATGTTATCAATGCCAATCTTAACTAACACGGTTGGGTGATTAAAGCCGAAATCAAGCCCATAGCTGATATTTCTAATGTGAGCAGGTATATTGTCGCACAACTTAAAATTCGGATAAACTAAACCCTCTATTGAACCAATTTCGCCATCTAAATACACCCTCTTGTAATTTGCATCTCTTTCGGCCCTTAATAACACATCTTTCTTTATGGCTTCTGGGCAAAATTGGTTATCGAAAATATTACTCTTAATTACTGTTATATCGTTCTTATACTGTGGATTGTTTATGTATTCGGGATAAATAAAAAATTCATGTGTGGGATTCCAATCGGCATAAATACGCAGTGATGTTCTTTGTGCCATGTGGAAAAATGTTTCATATTTCCAATTCTGAATCTCATTACAAAACAAGTAATCCCTGCCTGGGCCGTGTACTCTATCGGCTGAATCTACCGACATAAACTCAACCTTTGCCTTGCCTATCCTGTAATAATAATCCGATTTGTTTTCACTACTTGGGTTATAAACGTTCTGCTTATTTAGATAGTCGTAAAAATCTTTCATCGCACCCTTTTTCATGTGCGGCATCGTTTCGCTGGCTACTGTTATCGTTATCGGCTGTTCTTTGAGTTTTAATGCAAGGTGGTATGCTATCTGCATTAATGATACGGTTTTCGAGCTTCGTGTTCCTCCCGGATTCAATATATACCGTGTCTTTGCTGCACAGTTTCTATCCCATACATTAGTGGTATCCATTACAGGTTATCAATGGCTTTCTTTTGCTGGTTGGTAACTTCTATTACAGGAGTAATGTCGTTAACATTTATCTGTTGTGTTGCCCTTCCTATTGATCTATCTAACATTTTCTCAATTATATCAAAACCCTTATCAGATAATATCTTTTTGCCAACTATACGGATCAATGCCGGTTGTTTTTGATTTTCAACCAATGCTTTCAGTTCGGTCATTTCCATATTAACCAGCCTCAAATAAATGTCTTTTATCTCGTTGGCTGTCGTTGGTTTTATTCCCTGGTCTTCAAGTTCTTTGTTTACGCTGTTGATGGTTTTGCGTGGGCGACCATTAGGATTTGCTGTTTCGCCTTTTTCGAGCAAATGTATCT